CCAGCTTCACTTTCACCACCCAGCTTTTTGGCAGCTTTCCTTCGTTGGACAGTTCAGCCAGCATCTTGTCTGTGTCGGAAAGCGCAGCACGGCCAGCGTCACGGATGATGTCCATGGCGCGGTTGATTGATTCACCGGCTTTGATTGCGTCTTGCGATGTCTTGGCCGCTGACAGATCACCAGTGTTGGCACCGTCTTTCTTCAGCTTGGCCAACTGCTGTTCTTCTGGCCGCAAGTTTGCGAACTCGGCTTGGTCTTTCAGTGCCTTGATGGCGTCCAGTGCGCTGTCACGCTTCAGCCGCTGCAATGCTGCGTCAGCTTTGGCCAGCGTGGCGTCATCCAGACCAAGTGACTTCAGCCGTGCCAATTGTGCTTTGTCAGCGTCCAGACCAGCACCAACGTCAGCCAAGTCAGCCTGATCACCAAGCTGCTTCACTTGCGTGTTGGCGTCATTCAGCCGCGTGGCCGCTTTCAGATCGGCCAGCTTCTTGTCAAAGTCAGCAAGCTGCTGATTGCTCGGCAGTGCTTTCTGGAATGCCTTGCGCAGCCGGTCCAGATCGTCAGTGGCCAGACCGTTGATGGTGTCAGACACAGACTGGAATGCGTCATCCAACGTCTTCTGGTCAGTGACTTGGCCGGTGATGATGTCTTTTTGTGCTTGTGCGTTTCGCTCGGCCGCTGCTGTTTCCTGATTGAACGCGGATTCCGCTTTGGCCACACGTTCATCTTGCAGCTTCATGTTTTCAGACCGGACTTTTTGCAACTGGTCAAGCTGCTTCTGTGCAGACTTGCCAAGATCGCTATCGCCTTCAGCAGCAATGGTCTTCTTCAGTGGGTCAGCTTCTTTTGCAAACTGCACTGCCAGATCAGACTTCTGCTTCTGCGCGTCAAACTTGGTGTCATTCAGTTTGTTGGCCAGACCGGTCTTGGTCTGATCCAAGCCAGCGTCCACGGCCAACACTTGGCCACGCTTGCCACCGGTGAACAGTTGCTGATATGCCAGCGCCGATGCTTTCAGCGTGTCTGCATTCTCGCGGTCAATCAGTGCATTCTGGCGTGCCGCGTCACGTGCGCTCTTGCGCAGTGCGTCATAGATTTCAGCCGTCTTGGTCAGATTGGCCAGATCAGCGTTGGCGTCTTCCAGCTTGTGGCCGGTCAATGAATCGAGAATGCCAACGCCTTGCTTCAGCACTGGCAGTTCACCAAGACCACGCAGCAGATTGCCGCTGGTGCTTCCGCTGAAGCCAGCTTCACGGTTTTCCGCTCGTGCTGCTTTGAACGCAGAACCGATGATGGCAGCCACAGCGGCCACACCAGCCACACCCAGTGCACCACCAGACAGATTGCCCAGTGCACCGCCTTCCACACCCGGCAGTCCAGCAGTGTTCAGCGCCTTGCCAGTCAGCTTGCCAAGCAGCTTGCTGCCACCACCAGCACCGCCAGACGTGAAGATGTCTTTCAAGTTGCCAAAGAACTGCTTGGCCAGCGTCTTGGACTGCTTGGACGCGGCCAGCGTGGCCGGGTCCAGTTGATTCATCACGCCTTGCAATGTCGGTCCATGCACGTTGGCCACAGTGCCGTCAGCACCACGTACCAGTGCACGTTCCCCATTCAGCCGCACGCTGGCTTGCTGGCCACGGATGTCAGCAGCGATCTTGGCATAGATGGAATCAGCACCAGACGCACCAGCAGACCCGCTGGACGCACTGGACGTGCCAGCATTCAACCGCTGCTTCAATGCTTCAATCTGTGCCAGTGCCTTGCTGGTGTCGATGTCACCAAGCTTGGTGCCTTTGGCCAGTTCACGCTTCATGGCGTAGATGCTGGACACCGCGTCTTTGATCGCTTTATCAACGTTGGTCAGACCAACACGTGCTTCATCACTGAACTTGTCAAAGCCGCTGCCAGATGGCTTCAACTGATCCAGCTTGCCGTTGACGCGCGCAATCTCAGCTTCCAACGGCTTGGCGTTGCCGGTGATGCTGATGTTTAGTTTGCTAATGTCTGATGCCACTGGCTGTCCCCCGTGATGAAGCGGTCTGCTTTAGATAGCCGTTGGCTTGGTCTGCTTTGGCTGCTTGCTCGGCTTCTTCACCAGTGCAGCAGCCACTTTGAACGCGGCCAACATTTCAGCCGCTGTCTGCTTCTTGGCTTTGCCTTTGGGATACGGTGGCTGGCAGTCTTCCCACTTCATCTTGCCACCAGCACGCAGTTGTGTGATGAACCAGATTGCACCCAGTGCGCGGTCACGCCATTCATCCATCTGGTGCCAGTTGGTGTGGACCAGAAACGCAATCAGATCATCATGCTGACGCCACGTTAATGACTTCAGCAGATGATCTGGATGTGCTAAGCCACAGTGCAGTGCCACGCGATACATGGCCAACCACTGTGGATCATTCAGCTTTTTTTTTGCTCATCATCGGACACTGGCGTCTGAAGCTGCTGCCACTCCACATAGATGTGCTCAATGGCTTCTGGATTCTTGGCACCAAGCTTGTCTGCCTGCTCATCAGTGAAGATGCGTTTGCCGTCTTTGTCCACGAGCACCATTGCTGCCACTCGCGTCATGATGTCAGACGGCTTGCCGTCACTGGTCTGCCTGATCAAGTGATAGTAGATGTCACGTTCTTTGGCGTTCATCTGACGCACAAACAGCTTGCCAGCCGTGGCTGGCCACTGCTTCACGTCAATTGCCTTCACGTCACCCAGATCACTGGTTGACAGAATCAAGTCAGCAAGATTTTCAGTCATCACTTCCCCCGATCACTTACGACAAGCCAGACACTTCATCCGGGTCACCAGACATTTGAATCTGGCAAGTCACTTGGATGAAGCCATTTTCATTCAGTTCTGGCACGCTGAAGCCGCTGAAGAAGCCGTTGAAGACCATGCCTTTGGTGCTGTCACCAAACTTAATGCGGTAGCTACCGAACACACCCAGTGCAGCAATGGCGTCATCAACGTCACCGTCAGAAAACTGGATGGTGTAAGACGCTTCACCCGGCGTGGTAGCGCCCGGACGCACTTCCTTGGTGCGGCTGGCTGCGTTCAAGCAGACCGGCACTTCAACTTTTTCCACGGTCATAGACGGTGGCGTGATGCTGGTGACGCAGCCAACTGATACCCAAGTGGTTGCGGTGCTGTAGTCAGCGGTATTGCCTTTTGCGATGTCGCTGCCGAAAGATTCAAAAGCCATGATGGAATTCCCCCAATGATTGGTCTGCTTTAGATAGCACTTGGCGTGTTGGTGCTGGCCGCTCGTGCTAAGCGGTCAGTTTTCTTCCGCGCACATCAAACGTCAGCGCCCGGACATAGAACGGCTTTTCTGATTCATCAATTTCTTGGTCAATGTCATCTTCATCCACCAGCATGCAGTAACACAGCTTGTACGTGCCGTCAGAACGCACCAGACCATTCAGCACAGTCTTCACGTCTTCACAGATGGACTGGCATTGCTCGTGCTTGTCTGCCACCACGTGGATGACGATCTGGCCGCTGTAGTTGTTGGTGACACAGTTCAACGCAGCCACCGCGCCGATGCCTTTGGACTCGTACAAGATGAACGGCCGGTCATCGCTGATGCCTGCATTGACTGGACGGATACCACTGACGGCCGCGTTGATGGCGTCATCGTCTTCCAGTGCTGCTGCCACAATGTCTGCAAGTGCCATGGATCACTTCCCCCGTTTGTTGACTTCTTTTTCAAGTTCGGTCTGAACAGTGGCAGTGAAGATGCCAACCACCGCTTGCTTGGTGGCGTACCACGCTTCACGCAGATACCACGCTGGCTTTGCGCCTTTGGTGAACTTGTGCAGCTTTGGCTGCTCGTGGCCTTGCGTGCCACGTTCCACCAAGTGCGCGTACTTGTTCGGCCACGCTTTCTTGCCGTTGTACGTGCCGATGGTGTCACGATCTGGACCAGCCGCGCCGAACACCACGCCAGACGGATACTTCTTTACTTTCTTGCGCATGGACTTCTTCAGCAGTCCACTGCGTTTTGGTGCGTTGGACCGTGCGGCTTTCACCACCGGTGCCAGTGCTTTGTCCACCGCTTTGGCCATCACTCGATTCTTCAGCGCATCGGGAATGGCAGACAGTGCTTGACGCACTTCCGGCCGGTTGGTGATGGCAAAGTTTTGTGACGGTCTTCCGTTGCGGTTGGCCATTACTTGTGCGCCACCCGCGTGACAGTCAGCACCATGTCACGCTTGTCTTCTGATGGCACCAGCGTGCTGATGGAATACTGCTGGCCGTCTTTCAGAATGCGGTGTGTGTTGTTAAGCCATGACTTGTAAAGCATGGTCACGCTGACTTCAGCTTTGATCAGTGCTTGCTGGTGCTGTGCGATTTGCCACGAGCGCAGCGGCTGCCAGCGGACGTGTGCCGTGCACAGTTCCGTGTAATCCGTGGTGGCTTCACCGCGCTTTGGCGTGTGATGCGTCGGACCAAGAATGGTCACCAGTTGTTTGCGTGATCCTGCGTCAACCACTGGTCACCCCACAAATTCGCTACGGCGGTAGCGGTCATAAATTGCTTTCAAACTGAATGGCACTTCAGCCACGATGGTGCCGGTGAT